GCTCAATTGCGATGATTCTGGGTCCTTTGAGCGTTTTGGGAACGGGAGTAACCCTTACAGGCTGCTCTTCATTCTCTGGTACGATCGTAACCATATTGAGCTCCTCAGCGGTCATCGGCGTTCCAAGAGGATACGCTGAATCCACCAGAGGAAAGTAAGGCTCAAGACGATCGTGCCACCTCCGCCAGCGAAACTTCTGGTTTCCAGAAATTCGTTCGGCGGTAGCTCCGGGTCCATGCCGAGGAATGACTTGGTCAATCCGAAAAGGACGAACCATATCAGACCAGAGCAAATGAGCAACACGCAAAAACTTAGCGTGAAGCTCATCCGGAATAGAAAACTGCTCAAAAGAGCGTTCAGTTTCGATGAACGAGTCAAGTGCTGACTGGACCCTTTTAGGGGTACAGTCAACTTCCAACTTTTTGAACGTGCAGCATATTTGCCGTACAGATTCAACAATAGTAGGAATATCACTTGAAACGCCTCCAGGTAATACATTGGGGGTACCTTCATACGAAATTAACCTTCCTGTCTCTCGATCGAACACATGACTGATCATACCTTGCAAAAATGCAGGGATTGATCCATTCTTCCGAAATTCTCGAAAGAGTGATGAGTCAATATACCCAATTTCAAGACTTCTTTCGAAGTCCTTACAGAAGTTGGGCAGGGTTATCGTTAAGAATGATAAGCCCTCGTGCTCGGTCCGTGTTCTGATGGTTATCAGATCACGTAAATCAGAGACATCAGCGATGCATTTGGCACAAGCGTCTTTATAGACGACTTCTGCCACTTCTAGATAGTCACTTACGTTGCTTTTCATGCCTCCTCCAAAATTGGGGGTAGACATCAAGCCACGTAGTCTTCCCAGTTGTGCATCAACTCGCGTTGATGACAACTGTTACAGTCAATCACCAACACGGTTTAAAACACGAGGATAAGAGGGTATAAACCCTCCTACTTATCTATTTAGGCAAAGACGTTCCCGCCTTTGCAGTGATAGATCCATCTTGCGTTACGGACATAACGTGTGCCTTTAAAGCACCGTTAGAGCCCGAGTTGTCGATCACAATGTGGCTGGTTTCAGCCCCATCATTGATCGCTTCTAATACAATCGGTAATACCGATAGTATTAACGTAAAGAGGGTTGACAAGGAGAATTTCTTCTTCTTGCCGGTAGAGTTAGTAGCCATATCGGTTACTCCTTTACAAGTAGAAGTTCGGGAGAATCTTACGATTCTTGACCGAAAAGTTTATCCACGTTACCGGTTGTTAGCCAAGCATTAAAGCCGGCTACAAGCTGTTCCGTCTGCGTCATAGAGAACCCATAAGCTGGGCGCTCAATTACGCTGTAGAACACCAGAGTGTCATAGTCGTTGGTAGAATCCAACGGGTTTGTCACAATGGCGCGCTGATCGATTCTCGCCAATGACCTAATTCGGCCATTGTTGAGAGTCTGGTGAGAAATGGTCAGAGTGAACGTTTGATCGTTCTTCTGATAAATACTCTTTCGAGTACCCGTTTCAACACGAGGCATCGAT